GTTCTACCGTGTTCATTTCTGCCTTGGCAAATCCGCCAAAAGTTTTGCGTAATTTAGACATAATGGCATCTAAATCGCCTGATTTTAATTCGGCTTTAGTTAGTCCTAGTTTAAGTTTACCTAAAGAAGTTAAATTGCCTGTGTAGGCTCTACTTAATGCGCTTGTAACTTGAGATAAATTTGCACCGGTTGCAGTGCTGATTTGTACGGCTAAATCTAGAGCATTGGTAGCCTTGGTAACATCTTTAAGGTTCAAAACCAATTGAGAGAGAGCCGGTCTTAAATCATCATCTACTACACCATATTGCCTACTTAATTTTTGAACAGATGCTTCAGCCGAGATTGTTGCAGCTTCATTGGCATTGACCACATTGCCTAATGTTTGTGCTAAAACCCGTTGACTTTTGGCATCGGCTAGTGAGGCTTGTACAGATTCCTTGGCTAATTTTTTAGCATAATAACCAGCAGCAGCCGTGGCAGCTAACCAATACTTACGACTTTTGCGAGAAAATAAATCTGTAGACTTATCTAAACCTTTAAGACTTTTTGTTGCATCCTTGACTGCTTTATCTTTCCACATTCCACTAATTACAAATTTAGCCATTTTTAGCCGCTTCCTGATTAAACTTATTTTGCAAACTTAATTCTGCCGTGTACTGAGCACGGGAAATTATTGAATTGGCTTTTCCTGCATCTTCGCGTCCTGCACGGATTAACGCTCTGCCCCGACCTTTAGAAATAAAATAGAAGCTTTGCAATTTTGCTTTGAATTGTTGAGATGCAAACGGGTTAATGCTATTGCTTCCCGCGTTTCCAAACCATCCTTTTGTTGCGCCTTCAATTCCGGCTTTTTCAAAAATGTTTCCGGCAGGGGATTTTTGTTCAACCGCAACGGCTGTAGAAAATCCTCTGGAATCAAAATTCTTACCGCGTTGTTTTTTAGTATTTAATCCAGCTCTCATAGAAGCTGCATCATAACGCGGAAATGTACGCACATTGGCTAGAGATTCTTTTTGAGTTCTTACGGTATATTTTGCAGCATCTTTCCATTTACTTAAACCAGAAATTGTTTGTTCTTTAATATATGTTTTAGCACCAATTTTAATAGTTTCAGCGGCTTTATTAATAGATTTATCAAGTGCTTTTTTGCCATCTTTATCAAACTGTTTCAATGCCGATTCAAGGTCTTTAACGCCGTATAGTTTTAGCACTTCGGGCTGCATTAGTGTTTGCCTTGTGCCTTTCCTCTAGTACCGCTTTAAGTGCCTTGTACATCCAATAATCCAACGCCATGATCTCGTTAGGCGATGAGTTTGTTGCTATTGCGAGAGCTGCAACCTCATAGGTGCGAGATTCTCGCGTCAGCCATTTGGGTCGTCTAACTCCAACTCGACAAGACTCAAGGTATCTAGAAAACCGTTCTCAAATGGTTTAACTGTTTGTCCGTTGTTCTTTAGACACAGCCAAGCCAAATAATAAACATGCTCTTGCTTTTCCTCATCTCTAAGGGTTTTAGCAAAACCACCGCCAACATGTTTTTCAAACTCCACCTCAATCTTAGGTGTTATCTGATAAGAACCGCTGGAACCATCTTCTAGTGTTACCTTGAGTTTCATCGTTATCCCCTCGTAGTTTGTTTAGACTGCACCTGTGATTGCTTTAACAATTCCGCCGTTGACTGGCCAAGTTACTGAAACTGTAGCAAGTTCGGTTACATTGTAAACTTGAGGCCATTCAATCACTAAACAGGTTGCAGTGTAAAGTGGATTGGCTGCGCCAACTGCTGCGCCGCTTGGCATAACTTTAACAACTGTAGTTGAGCCAACTAAACCGTTTCCTGCTGTTGCACCATTGATTGTTTGGTTAACTTTTGATGTAGCAAAATCTGCATTAAATTCAATAGTAATGCTTGAATTCTCTAGCCCCGCGATTTGAGAATGACCAACTGCGCCCATCGCAGTCACATCCAAGCTATCGAAGGTTTGATTTAGTGTGACGCTTTTTACATACTCGCTCAAGTTGATCGCATTGACTGACAACTGAACGCCGTTACCGAGGAATACTGCCATTATTCTTTATCCTTTGCTTTCTTAGTTTCTGGTTCGATATGACCGTTATCAATTAGATACTTGATTGACTCAGCGTTATCTAACTCATCTGCCATGACAAATTCACCTTTTGCTTTACCGGCAACAAGTGAATCGCCAATTACCTTGTATTCCATATTAACTCCCAAAAGTAGTAATTGTTTGCAAACTGACATCTGCACTCATTAGATCCCCACTAGCAAGCGAGAAAATTTGTGGAGCAGATACAGTTCTAATTGTAACGCCTGTTAAGTTTGTTTTTAACTTAGCAATTGCGCTTTGGATGATTGTTTCAAGTCCAGCCAAGTTGCCTTGATTGTCTAGGGCTGGAACTGTAAAGGTAAGTTTAAGGTTTGCGTAGCAACTTAAAGATGTTTGATTGTTGACCAATTCAATCATCGGATCATCCCAACTGACAATGCAGGAATTGGGGATGGGAGCGTTGGGCGGAAAACTAAAGGTTTGAAATTTAGTGGCATCTGCAACGGCTGTTGCTACGGATGTGCGTAAGGTTGCCCAAGACATTATCCAACCATCCCAGAAGTTGCCATCCAAGCTGAAATGAGCCCTTTTACTCGACTAAGAAGCGACACGCCCATTTTATATGGGGCGGGTTGAAAATCAATGCCAGTCATTCCACCGCTAGGAGCTTGACGGCTTTGAAAAATGTCAACGGCAATCATCATTGCAGCTTCACTAATTGGCGCAATGGTTTCATAATCAATATGTACAGTGCCAGCAATGGTTCCATAAGGTGACACGCGATGTAAAGCTTGATCGGCTGGTGTACCTGTTAAAACATAACTAATTGAGTAATCATCAACGGCAGTAATAGTTTTGGAACCATTAAATGTGCTTCCACATCCGCTGATAGTGACGACTTGACCTACTACAAACGGATTAATGTCTGCTGTGTATAGCGTGACTGTTTTACTAAGAAGTTTTTGTGAATCAACATAAGCATTATTTTTTGCTAAATATTCATCAATAATTAAATTGGCACTATCGCAAATTTCTTGTAATACGGCATCGGTGTACAAATCGCCTATGCCGAGTGTTGTTCTCAACTCTGCGATTGTAACAAATGCCATTTTAACTCCTTTAGGGTGGGAGCCTTCTCATTCGGAAGGGGCGAACCGGAAGGCTCCCGATCTAGTTTGTGGTTACGCTACTGTGAGGTAACGGAATGCAGTTGGGTAACGGTTGACGGCACAAACATAACCGTAGATGCCAATTTGGATCTGTCCGTTAGCAACAACATTTGCACGAATCTCAAGAGTACCAGACTCATGGAATCGCATTGCATCGGTTGGGTAAACCAAACCGTACTTAACACCTGCATCGTTGCCTGTGTAGTAAGGATCAACAACAAGATTTAATCCTGCAACTGTACCAACAGTTGAACCTTGTGAAACTAATCCATTTGCATTCATTGGAGCGGCTGCTGCATATAGAGCGCGACCAGTGGTGTCTACCGCTCCAAGAAGTCCTGAGAAGTCAATATCTCCAGAACCGCCACCGTTTGAAACCAAAAGGTTTCTTGGTGTGCGCTTCATGACTCCGTAAGAATCTGCAATACCATCTGCAATTGCTTTGTAGATTGTTGATCCTGTTGAGTTTGCTGAGTTTTGTGCAGCAATGTTAGAAGCATAAGCATCAGTTTTTTGTGCATAAGATGCAGCAAGTTCACGAAGATACAAATCCAAGAATGATGGATCGCTGCGATCTATTAGCTCTACATCGAGTGTTCCGGCTCCCGCAAACTTAACAATTGTGTCTTCTTGAAATGTGACGGCAGTGTCAGTTGATGAAAACTCTGCACCTTCAGCCGTTAGTGCGACAGTAGCCTGAGCACCGAGCTTTGGCGTGAAGATTTTCATTCCTGAAGTTGGAAGTGGAGCGCGTTCAATAGAATCAATGAATGGACGCTGAGCATCAATAATTCCAATAACATCTTTTAGATAGTTAGGTGGAACCATTCCTGTGTTCTCTGCAACTGTTGCAACCTGTAATGCTGCAACTAAATCGCGAGCATCTGAATCGCCTTGTGTTGCTTTGATTTGTGCCATTGCGTACTGTCCGGCAGTTACATTGGTGTTAACGCGTGGGGCAGTAAATACTTGAGTAGCAGGAGTTTTAGCGGCTGCCTTAACTTCTGCGGCATCAACCGAAACTTCCGTTTCGGCTACTGGATTTGTTTCGGTCATTACTGTTTCCTTTTCTTGTTCTGGCTCTGTTGCGCTTGCAACTAGAGCGATCCGAGCCTCTGAAAATGCGGGTTCAGTGACCACGGAAACCTCTTTGATTGTGGCGGCTGATACATAGATCACGCCATCCTTTTCACTCCATTGATCCAATTTTGCGCCGATACTTAATCCGTCTTTGAGTCCTTCGGATGCTTCTAGCAAAGTATCTTGAGCGCGGGTGGATGAACCTAACTTAAATGTAGCTTCTAAACCTTGGGCAGTTTCATTAACCTGAATCATTCGCCCTACAGGTTGATCAATACGATGATCGCGCAACAATTTGATCTTACTTGCAGTGATCTCACCAAATGCGCCTTTTTCAAAAACAACTTCACCGGCACTTGTATAACCACGGCTGTTGAATGGAACAATTAAACCCGAGATTTCGCGCTTGGCTGTATTGGCAGTTAAATTGATTTCAGTTGCAGAAAAATTAATTTCCATTTGAAGGTACTCCTATTGGTGGGGTAACAGGTGAATTTGATGGTGCTAAATCTTCCAAATCTCTTGCTTCGTCTACAGTAAGAATTCCAAGTGGAACAACATCGCGATAAAATGCGGCTCTTTCGGCAGGATTACCTCTTAAAAAATCATCTAAATCAAATTCAACATATTGACCCATAATTGTAATATCATCCATGCTTAAACGCTGTTCAATAGGTGTGATGTAGTTTCTTAAACTAAAATCTACTAGAAAACGCTTTTCACCTTCAGCATTGTTATATGTCATTGATGAACCTGATTCAGCACCAATTAAATAAGGTGGAACATTCATCATTTGAGCCAACATAGTTTGCATTGCTTTTCTTGACTCAACTAATTGCTGTTGAGCATTATCAAATTGTTCTGCCTTGAACTCAAGATTACTTGTAAGATAAGCCGTTGATCGTTGGCTTCTAGCAGCCTTCCATTTTGACAATAAACTTAAAACTTGATCTTCCGGCAAGTCCATTCCAGTATTTCGTAAAGTTCCAGATGGGATTGGTTCTTCAGCCGAACGCCTTGCAGCTTGCTCAAGTGACTGAGCAGTTTTAATCGTGGTCGCCCCTCTTTTCAAAACCCCTTCATCAAGGGCTTGAAAAGTAATAAGACTATTTAGTCCACTATTGGGAACAGTTGCCCCGTCTACGGAATATCCAATAACTAAAGTTGAATTAAAATTGTAATTAGGAGTAACACGGCTGTAAGGAATAAACCGAAATGCCGATGGTCGCCCATCTTCCTTAAACACATCAATAATCTGCCAATAGGCATTCCCGTGAAAAATTAAATCGTCAATAGTCCACGCAAGCGTAGCCCCACGCGTTGAATTAGGATCTGGTTGTTTCATCCATCTTGGGCGTGGCAACATGTCACCTTTAGAGTTATATAACTCCAATGGGATACTTGCAAGCGTTCCCGCAATAATGTTGCGACATCTAGCCACTGCACTCAACGACATGGCTTGGTCGCGTGTAGCACTTACATAACCAATTGGATCGTAATATGAATAACCAGTGCTATAAACAACTGGACTGTTTTGAGCCTCAATAATAATATCTGCCATTGCTGGAAAAGTATTAGTTGCGGCTGTTACAGTGCGAAAACTGTTTAGAATTCCCATAGATCGCAATGATAGCGCATATCACAAATTAACGCATTGTCAAACAGAATATATGCCGGCAACCTGATTTGGCTTTGATGCAAAATGGACAACCATTGCAAGTGCCACTGCCGCTGAAACATAATTGCTTGAGTCTTTTCTGATTATGCGCCAACCCCCGTCTGCCCCTTCTTTCCGTGCGCAACTGTAAATATGCTTGGTCAATTCTTCTTGCCCTGAATGCGCCAATCTGCCAGATGACATCGCACTAAGCATTTCATCACAAGCTTGATAGAAGATTGAGCCTGACATATCCTGCACGGGAATTCCAGCACTTGCTAAACGCGCTGCAATGCCAGATGCCGTGTATTTGTCAAAACCAACAACTTGTGCTGAGTATTTACGAGCCCAAGTGGAAACATCCGCTGCAATTCTAAAATCGTCAATAGATGTGCTGGATTCCCAAGTTTGAATTAATCCAACACCAATTCGATCATTTTCCATTTGTTGTGCACCTAGAAGTGAACAATGACGGCGATCAGGTGAAACATCCACTGCAAGCCAAGTTGATTGACCAACTGGCAATTGCAACCCTTGAACCAAACAATCCAACCATGCTCCTTCGGGAAAAGGATTTTTAAGCGTTTCAATCCATTGAGTAAGGAGTTCGGTTCGAATCATAGGTTCTGGATCTTTTAATCTTGCTTTTATGGTATCCATATCAATTGTGTAGCCCAACGCTGGAACAGATTGTTTTAAGGCTTCAACATCATCAAATGCGCAACCATAAGGTGCTGAATACTCCCACCATCCAATTGTTTTATCTGAATCAGGTGCGCTTATGGCTTTTTGTGCCTGTTCTTTAATTCTGTTAAGAACTACGCTAAAAGCATCACCGGCTGAACTAGCCATAAAAATTTGAGAGCGTGGACGGGCTTGAGTGGTGTACACCATTGCAGAATAAGCATCCGTGTTTTGCAATTCTCTTGCTTCATCAATTATGACGGTATCGGCTGACATACCACGCGCACCGGAATTAGGCGCAATGATCTTGTAGCGACATCCTGATTTTGTAGTTATTTCTTCTTGACCGTTTGCAACTCTAATTGAACGCACTTGATCTTTTAAGAACGGATGATCCTCAATTGTGTTGGCAACTAATCGAAATGTTTCAAGTGCTATATCCCTATTTTGAGCAGTAGCGATTATTAGCTTCTCATCCCACAAGAATAAACCTGCAAGTATTCTCATGCGTAATAAATGCGTTTTACCTGACTGCCGTGAGATTAATAGCGCGTTTGTTTTGTGCGCGGGTTTCATCGTGTCTGGATAGTATTTTGTAGCTTCAGTAATGACATGCGCTTGCCATGGCATAAGCGGCATACCAATCCTGTTTGCTAAATCAATAACTTCATCCCCGCGAGAAGGCAAATCAAGGATTGGCGTGTGTATTCGGGGGAGCGTTTGACCAAGATAGGCAGTATCGAACGGCTCCAGCAATGTTCGGTCTAGTTCGGTTATCATTCAGTTCGCTTCGGTTTGAAATGGCGACTTATGAAC